CCAAACGTTGGAGTCAACCGCGTCCGCCCACGTTCCGATGACAAACTGCATCAGCGCCGGGGGGATCACAAACTGCATTTCGGTATTATGGATATAACCCATGTTTCATTCTCACTTTCTAGTTAGCAGCAAGCGGGTGGCCGGCCATTGACGACCGGCCACTCTCGCCGACCACTACTACGCTACATTCGATTTGTGCAAAGCGCGGAAGTCGATCACGCCAACGGCAACCCAGTGGCGAACCTTGATCCGGCTTTCATCGTTCATGAACACGGCCGGGTCAAGCTCATTCCCGGCGACGAAGATCTCCGGTTTCAGACCAAAGACATGAGCGATGCCAATACCAGGCATCAAGTCAGGGTCTTGCACCGCAGCGTAGTTGTTCGAATCCGTCCACTCGGGGACGGTAATCGGCTCAACAACGCCGGCATAGGTCGGGCCGCCTTCAGAAGGAATGCTCTCGACATTGGCATTCCAGCGGGGGATGAACAGCGCTTGGGCGGCCGCCTGCAGCGCACGGGGAACCAAACAATACGGGGGATTCAAAGCTACTTTCTTGCCCGTCCCGTAGTATCCGGCCTTGTTCGCAACCAGCATCGGCTGGTCATACATCGCTTGGGCAATTGCATCCCAAGCCGTATAATCCGAACCGATCGCCGTGGTCAACAAGTTGTTGTGTCCGCCGGCGGAAGTCACAGCAGTCGCATTGAACAACGCGCCCGTGTCTTCCAGGGTCGGCCCAACGCCGGAGTTGGCCGTGAAGATCGCCGCGACCAGCGCAGAGATGTTGCGGATACCGGCGGCCGCCAACTCGCGGGGAGTCTGGCGCAGCTTGCGGGTATCGTCGTTGATCAGGTCTTCCAGATCAATCCCCACGTAGCCGCCGTACTTGGTGTAGGCCGATTTCTCAACGCTGTCACCGATCATCAGCGGTTCGTACTCGTCACCCTTGGCGACTTCTGGCAGGGAGGCAATCGTACCGAAGATCGTCCATTCAACCTCTTTCAAATCTTTGGTCTGCTCAGTGTGTACGATCTTTTCCCACCAGTTGTAACCGGCTTTTCCGAGCTGGTCCCACTTGGAGACCATCACCTTGTTCATCACGTCGGCAACAAGGTTGTTGAAATCGCCGGTGTTGAAGCGCACCCGCTCGGGGAAGATACCACCGCGGAACTCGAGATCGCCGGTCATGCCGGTATAGAGTTCTCGGATACCCGTCAACCGGGGCACTTGCAACTGGGCCAGATCATCGTCACGTTCGACTTGGAACAGGTCTTGAACAGCCGCCCGGAGTTGATCTTCTTGACTGAACATCTGTCCAACACCCCCAGGCACACCCTGAACCACCGCGCCGCCTTGAAGCTCCGCGACGAGTTCGCGGGCATCGTCAATCGCGTCGGTCAATTCGGCAGGTTCAAACACCCGCCCTTCGAATTGCTTGCGGACTCGTTTCTCCGCAGCAGCCGGTAATTTAGCAGCGTTTAGCTCCATCGTCAGGAGATTTGCACAGCCAGCTTTGCGTAGTTCACGCATCTTGGCGCTCTCCTCAGATAGCTCTTTCCGCTGCTCTTGGAAGCTCAAAAGCTCTTCGACCGCAGCTTCATCTTCTTTCAACTGCTCTTCGAGCTTACTCTTCCCTTTCTCTTCTACTACATCAACTTTCTTGGGCATAGGTACATCCTCCTCAGGACTAAATCGCGCCTGGACAGCATTCAAGCTCTTGATGAATTTGCCGCCACGCGCAGGATTAACAACTAAATCGACAGAGTAAGCCCGCAAGATTTTCAACACTTCTTTGCCGCTGCCGACTTTGAGTAACACGTCAGCAGAGAAGCCCACATCAGGCTTAGGCCCTTCTCCGAGCATTTCTTGGCCCATCTCCGCCACAATCGAGCCGCTGGGCCCTTTTGTATGCAGGTCAGCGCCAAGGCCGCTTTCATCTTCGTCCCAAGCGGCGTTAGAAAACACGCCGCCCAGATCGCGCACTGAATGACCCCAAAGACTGTGATCGACGAAACATTCAATCCCTTCGAACACATCAGCAGATTCTTTGAGCACATCGGCGCTAAACTTGTAGCCGTTGCCTTCGCCTTCGCTAATCAAAATAGCATAGAACTTACCATTTTTATCAACTTGGGCATTAGACTCCAGCGTCAAACGCACTTGACCATCTGGCATAGACTCACTCCTTATCGTCCGTTTCTTCTACATTCGCTTTTCCAACCCCGTAAACCTTTGGCGGACCGGCATCTTTGCCTTTCTCTAGTAGATCATCGATGTCAACATGGCCTTCTTCGCCCGTAAACTTGTAGAAAAGGCGCAGGAACTCAGTATCATCGATCAATTCACGGTCACGCAGATTCGCAGCCGCGATCGCAATGCGGCTGGCCGATATGGATAGCGCCTTGTTATCTCGAGCGGAGATATCCCCGCCGTGAACCTTGATCGGCTCGTCACCGCTTATCGCATCATCGACCATGGACCGCCGTCGAAGTGCAATCCGGGCCAAGTCTTCGATGATGTATAAAAAGTACCGCTGGCGCTGGCTCAAAAACCGGAATGTCGGCCCGCTGGCTGACTCCGCCGTTGTCCGGGTCGCAGATCCAGGCTCGGCTAAATAGTGGAGCGGCAGCGCTAACCCAGCAGTAACCATTTTCTTGATCGCCAGTCCGTCTTTTTCAGCGTCCCCGGCGTGTAGTTCAGGGCTGATCACCTCCCAGGTTTCGGTTTCATCTTTGACCAAGATCGAATTCGCCGCCGGGGGATTAGCATTGACTTCTTTTTCCCTGGCTTTGCGATCATCTTCTGTCTTGAATTTTCCTGTTAGCACCCACACAAAGATATTGCGCCAATGGTTGAGAGCGACGCGCTGGGCCAGCCAATCAGAATAGCGTTTCAACCATTTCGCCACCGCGCCGAGATCAGATTCACCCCAGGCAGCGCCTACGGGCCGGTTGATGGCATAATTCCGCATCAAGCGTTTGTACTCGCCTTTGTCGGAGCGAACATCCTTTTGGCGATCGTAGGCTTGCCACGTCGGCGGGTCAGACAACCCCGCCGTGCTCAAGCCGATGAACTCAAGCGCTTGCTCCGCGTCGCCTTCTCTGGTTTTGATCTCAGCGACGCCGTAGGTTTGCCCATCTGTAGCCGGAATAGCCCGGAGTATCGTCATTCCAGCGACGTTGGTATTCAGCAAAACGAACAGATTCCCGGCCCGGGTCAGCTCTTCGCAGAAATCAACTGCCCGAATGTCCATCCGATTCAGCGGGTGAGTCCACCACTCTTGGAGGAACTCGTTAGCGTCCGGGTCATCAGACTCAACCCGCAGCCCGCCGCCGGCGACGTATTGACCAACCAGGGAGACGTAGCGCTTGGCAAGCGGATTCTCTCTCCACGCTCGAAGCGCATCCTGGAGCAGTTCCCGCCGGTCGGCTGGGTACAACTCGCGCAGATTCCGGGTCCCGTCGGCGCTCACGCTAATATCATTACGGGGTCGGTCAATCGCCTTGACAGCGAACTCAACCCGCCGAGCAATCTCGTCACCAAATACGCGCTCGACCAAACCAGACCAGACTCTCGCTGCTAAACCTTTTCTGTCACTCATTACCATTCACCTTTATCAATCTCTGCAAGCGGATCAACCCCTTGCAAAATCGTTGTGCCCGTGTCACCCGGCGACGGCCACTCTTCATCGTCTAATTCTGTGAACATGGCCGCACCGATGACCAAATCATCATGGACCAGATTCCCGTCGTTGTCTCTTGTGCCATCCGGGACACCCCAGGTCATCCGCTTTGCCGGGCCGGGTTTGATCTCATAGGTGCAATGTTCCATTTCCTTTTGGAACTGTGCAGCCAGGCCGTCAGTATCATGATCGTGCGAATAATCCTTTATCCGGCCAATATCCACCGCCGCAAGCATCCTATAGCCCATGTCACTCTTCGTTTTTGACGTGAAAAGCACGCCGATCACGTCCGAAAAGCGAAGTTTCTCTGTTAGAAAGCTTCTAAGGGGCTGCCCGATGCCGGTTTCATCGACTAAAACGTACACAGCGGACCATAATTCGCAAATCGCCCGAATTTCGCCGTATAGACGCACGTTCTTGACGCCTGTCCAGTAATGGCGCTTGACGATCCGGTACGTGGGCGCTCCAATCCATTCATCCTGAACCGTGGACAAGTCAATCTCAGCAATCGTCAGCGCCGTGCTATCGATTCTCGGCTCAGACTCCTGGAGGGCATCGTTGGCATTCTCATCTTCGCCGGCCACGTCGATGGTGATCGCATAGAGCTTATCGCCTTTGGGATCGTCATAGGGCTGGTGCTTGCCCCGGGTCAGGGCCCGGCGAGCGGGCGGAAACATCCCGCCGGACGCATCGATCTCTTCCAAGAAATACTGCGTCTTGATGATCGGATGCTGCCGGCCCAGCTTGGCGATTTGTTTTTCAACGTACAGTTTGTAGCTTTCGACTTCTGCCGCGACCACATCGGCGTCGGCGCGGAAGTAGCGCTTGATACCGTCAATCTTCTCCTGCTCCAGGGCAAATCGTCTCTCCCGTGCCAGCAAGGTATTCTTCGTCCACGCCGTCCCAAATAGGACAGTGGTTGCATTTGTCGAAGCTGCCATCGGGGCGAAGTCTTTGTCCCACTTTGCAGTAGAAATATCTTGCGCCTCGTCGCCCACAAGCAACAAAGACGCAGTCGCGCCGATCACGTTCGCTTTTGGTTGGCCCGAAAAGAATGCAATTAGGCAGTTCGATATTCGGAATATGTACCCGCTTTCTTTTTTCCATATCTCCCGGGTGAGCAGATTCTTGTCCAGTCTCGCTTTCAGCCGCCGCATAGCATTCTGAGTCTGGGGCTTCCACGTCGGACTGGCCTTGACCATCTCCCCGGCCACTTGCTGATAAAGACATAGCAGGTAGGTCTCCAATTGGGCCTGAATCTCGTTCTTGCCGCTCTGCCGGGCCATCTCGACGACAATCGTATGTCCCAGGTTGCCCACCACAGACTCTACGATCGCTTCGACCGGCTCCCGCTGGTAGGTACGTAACCTGATTCCCCCCAGCCGTTCGATGAACCTGGGCGGGTCTAGGAGCAGCGTTTTGATCGTTTCGGTCGCAAGTGTCATTCATCAGATCAGTTTCGATAATACGATTGCTACAACTATGGCCATCACGCCGGATGTGAGCACATCCCGCAAGAGAGTCTTGGCAAACTCAGACCAGTTCTCCCCATGCGATTCCAACCTTTGAGCGTTTCTGGCAATGGCAATTTCGGCCACCTTCAATCTTGTCATCACCGGCGGATTGCCATTGCCGACATACAGGCAATCATGAATTTTGTCTATTTTTTCTCGAATGTATGTAATGTCTTCTTGCTGCTTATCAGCCAAGATCCAACTCCTCAGCCACTTCCCGCAAAGCCTGATCGAGCGCATCTTTCCAGTCGCCGCCTTGACCAAATAGGCGGTGCTGCAAGCGGACGAGATGGCCGATCCTGGCTGCGATGCTCGACGCCGAATTGAGCAGACCGGCGGCATCTTCCGGGTCGTATTCTTGTAATTTCTCTCTGGTCAATAATTGGTCGATAACGCGCAAAGAGATCACGCGCAAAAGCGTGATCTCGTGATGTACGTCGATATGCTCTTCGATCAAGTCGAGCGCGGACTTCTCGCCGGGCAAAAAGCGATCTGAATAAAACCCATGCCTTAGGGCATTGGTATTGCCCGGCTGTCCCCCTCTTGCCCGCTTCTCTTTCTTCTTTGCTCGTTTGCGGTCTTTGTCCGTTGCTTGCGGGCATGTCCTTATATTGTGGCCCTTCTCTCCGCAAAATGAACATGCCATGCCTGCTCCACACTGTTGAGGCCGGGCAAACGAGAATCAAAAAGGCCGTCGCAAGACCACGATTTGAACTCGTTTGCGACGGCCTCAAAAATCGAATCAAGGCTATCCTAGCACATCTATTCTACTATTGCAAGAGCATGTCAGAACGAAATCCTATCAAAAACCCGTATTCGTTTCTATTCGTTTCGTCTTTTTTTCCCGGACACACCCAAAACAGGCCCCTTAGCGGCTCGGAGTCAAAAAAGCCCCTTCCGTTTTAGCACAACCGTCGCCATTTACGGAGGAAGGGGCTTTCAGACAAGCATAATTATAGCACAAAGGTTCTATTTGTCGTTAATTTGTATAGGTTATCAGCTGGGGATCGCCAGCTGATCATCGATGAGTGTAAAGCTATTGTAAATATTTCTATTAAAAGCGTGATCCCCGGCTCTGGAGAGCTAATACCAACCGGGGATCACTTCATCGTGTTCGTTCCCACAGAGCAGGGAACTCAAAAATAATTTTAGGAGGAGTGTCCCCAGGCGCAAGGGGGTGCCCGGGGACGCTCACAAAACCATGTTTTGATTATAGACGATCTTTTGTAACGTTGTCAAGAAGGCTGTGCATTTCCGGTGATGAAAAAGGAAGATCAGACTCGCTCGAACGCTGGTTCCGCCAAAAATACAAATCATCAATACCGGGCGACTTCCTGCCTTGAGACCAAACGCTTACCGTGAAACCGTTGCGATTCGTCGATATACTCCGTCAACGCCCCCCGATTGATCGCAGCCACAACCCCCGGAACAGACATCTCCAACTCTTGAGACGCCTCAGAAATCGTCATCAACTCATCCCGCTCCACATCTGCCTCTTCATACGTAACCATCTTTTTCTTGATTGCCATTGTGACTCCTTTTCTAATCCGATTAGCTAATATAACTTACATACTAGCATAACTCACAAAAGAAGTCAACAACACAACCCGAAACCACGGGGCAAACCCACCTGGCAAAAGACGCCTTCGCCCCTTTCTCGTTGTTCTACAACGCACTTGAAGGAATCCCGCTCAAAATACATCTAGCCACTTGAAAGCACAAAAAACAGCAGGTGAACCCGGCTCTGTTTGCCCGCCCCACACCACGCCGTAGGGTACAGCAAAAGGCTGGTCAGGTGGGCAAAAACACCCGCCTGCCCATCCTTTCGCTTATTTGGTACGCCGTGCCGATCGCTGCGTTTGTACGGGCGATGCCCGGGAAAGGTGGGCACAAAACGCCCGCCTTCCCGTCCAGCGCCCATTTTCACATTGCGCTGCTTGGGGACCCCAGCAAATCGCCGCCGGAATATCCCCCCTCCGGTTTTTCTTTTTTGTTTTTTTGCTCCTCCTGGGGCGGCGTGGCCCGGGGTTTTTCCCGTTGTTTTTTGCAACAAAAGCGCTACAAAACTTGCAAGGCTTTCTTCTTGCTTTCCCCCTCTGTTTTGGTACAATATAAGCTAAGTTAGCTTACTTTCAACAAAGGCAGGTTGTCATGTCTTCCAAATCTTTCCCCTCTCCCCGCTCTCTCGCTTTCTCTGCTTTTCGCGCTGGCTCGTTGCGCTCGTTGCAGCTTGCCAGCTCAGGCGCGCAGGCGTCTCTGGTCTGCTGCTTTGCTTCCAGTGCTCGGGCGGCTTCGTTCGCCAAGCGCTGGGCTGGTCGGCTGGGGCAGTCAGTCACGCTCCGGCGCTCCGGTGCGCTGTTTTCGGTCTGTGTTCCCGTGCAGGTCCGCCGGGGTTTGTTCTTCGCTTGCCCGCCGGTTCGGGTTCGCGGGCTTCGGTCGGTCGCTTCGTTCTCCCGGGTGTAGCCATGTCTTCAACATACTTCGGCGGTTCTCGTTCTCTGCCCTCTCAGTTCTCCCCGTTGGTCGCTTCCGTTGTGCAGTCGGTTCTTTCAGCTGGTCAGTCGGTTCGTGTTGGTTGCGCCGCCGGTGGCGACGCTGCTGTCATTCGTTCCGTGTTGGCTGCCGGTCAGGCTGGGCGGCTTTCCGTGTTCGCGGTGGGCTCCGCTTCCGGGGCTGGGTTCTGGTCTGGCTCTGCTCTGCCCGCTGTTCAGGCCGCCGCTTCTGCCGGTGCTGCTGTGTCCTGGTCGGCTGGCGGCTCGGTGCGCAAGGTCCCGCTGCAAGCAAGGCTCATCAAGCGCAGCATGGCCGGGGTTTCTGGCTCTGCTCAGGCTGTCTTTTTCCTGGCTTCCAAAAACTCCAAAGGCTCTTTGGCCGTGGCCGGGCGTGCCGCTTCCGCTGGCTTGCCTGTGTTTGCCTTCGCTTGCGGTTTTTCCGGTTCTCCCGCTCCGCTGGCCGGGGCTGGTCAGTGGGTGCGCGGGTCGTTCGCCGGTCGGCAATGCTGGCAGTGGCAACCGGCGCAGCAAAAACTTTTCTAGCTTCTCTCTCCGCTTCCCCACCTCAGCTGGTCGGCTGGGGCTGGGAGGTGGGTCGAAAAGCCCGTCAAATCATTCAACTCTTACGCGCCCCGCCGGTGGCCTCGTTACCGGCAGGAGATCGCAAAACCATGTTAGCTACACAAGCACAAACCAAAACAAACGCACCCGCCAAAACCTACACGCTCGAAGAACTCCAAACGCTAAAAAGCGAATGGGTCCAAGACGCCGAGCGTAACGGCTACTTCGAAGCCGCCAAGACCGTTGCCCTAACCTTGGGCAAGCGCTTCGAAAAAGCGTTACATCACCCCTGGGATCAGAAGCCCGCCTGGATGTGGAAATCCGGCAACGTCGAGATCACTGTCTTTTACCGTTGCCCTGGCTACATGCCGGCGCGCAGAGCATTTGAAGATCAATGGCTTTTAACCGTTGCCATCGACGGGCCCCACATCATCCCCCAGGGCAAAGCTCCGCTGGAGATCGGAGACGCCAAAGTCGTCGCCCGCTACTGCTTTTCTAACAATCCGGCCCGCGATACAAATGCTCTTTTCGTCCCCGGTCGCTGGGTGAGCCGCATCATGCACGCGCTGGACGAAGCGCAAGCCGTCATCGAAGCCGAGCAGGAGAAGGACCGGAAAGCCGAGCGGGAAAAACTGATGGAAGAACTCTTGATCGGTCAGGAGGTCTAGCCATGACATACCTACACCAATCCGACTACTTCGACGATCTGGCAAAGACTCCGGAAATGGAGGACCGCTACGGGCCCGCCAACGAGCCCGAGCTGGTCAAGATCGAGATCATGCCCAACGAAGATCCCCTCGACATCTTCCACGACTACCAGCAAGTCAGACACTACGCAGACGGGAGCAGCGAGACGCTCCCCAGCGAGACGGCCACCGCTCCACACCTTACCCGCTTTGGCTTCTACTACGCCGGACGCGAGCCCGGTAATGTGTTCGTCTACAAACGGCAGCGCCAACCGCTCCAGGAGCGCGAGCGCCGAATACCCGAAGCAGCCCCCCAACCCGTTGCATTTTAGAACAAAGACTCTATAATTAGGCTGGAGGGGAGCAATCCCCTCCAGCGAAAGGAAACAAATCATGTCCCAGCAATACGAACAAAAATCGCAAATCATTTCAATCTGGACAAGCGATAAAACCTGCCTGGTTTTAGAAGACGCTACAGACTTTGACGATCCCAAAATACGCTTCGCCATTATCCCGGCAAACGGAAACACAGACGGCCCTTGCTCATTCTACGTAAACGTACACGATGCCCGCGCCCTTTTTGGGCAGATGATTACCGGGCAGTTGATAGGCCCGGCCGCCCGACACAACAAAAAGAACGATAAAGAACTAGGCTTTGATCTATACGCCAAAATGGAAAACGGTCACCGGTCCTTAACAATCAAGAACAAAAACGATGGGGTAGGAATTCGCATTATCAACAACAACGGCGAGAAAGCCCGCCAGGTTGCTTATCTGTCCGCCTTCAAGACGATTGTCTTCGCAAAAGCTGGTCTCGCTTACATCGAAGATCTGGACGCAACCAAGCTAGCCAGGGTGCAGTAATGAAAATGCAAATGAGACTCACGCCCATCGGAATCGAGTCGGTTATCGTCGAACTCGCCCCAGGTAATGGAGATTTTTACCCCAGCGCCGTTGTCCACATCGACAATTTTGGCGGCAACCACGAAATCTATGATCAACTGGACGCCGGGAGAACCCTGATCGTCGAAGGCGATCTTGAAATCGTAGAACCAAATTAGAAAGGAGTCACAAGAACGATGAAAAACAAACGCAAGAAACGCAAAGAACACATCGAAGCGATCAACTCGCTCTATGGCCTGGATGATGCTAGCGTCCTAGGAGCCGTAAGGGTGCTAGGCTTCGACGCCCTGACAGACGAAGCCCTCGAGCATATCGCCCAGGCGCAAGACGCCGAAGAGACGCACCGAGTCTATCAAGCAAGTAGAGACTATCGCTACTAATCAATTCCCCCACGCTTGGCGGTCGCATCCAGGCCGCCAAGCAGCTTAGTTCATAGGTGCCGCCAACTACGCGCCACCGGTCACTCAAGCGGACTTGGCTTTTTAGCACGCCTGTACTATAATCACATCAACAGATCAGGGCGCTCCCCTCGCTCTGGTCACCCCAACGCCCCGGATCACACCCCGGGGCGTTTCTCGATTCTGTGCCAAAATTTGGCACAAAACCAAAACAGCGGCAAACGCCACACGCTGCCCCCTGCCGTCCCCCCTCCCCCCACACCCCCCAACCCCCCAGGCTACCCCCGCATCACGGTACAGTGGAAAGTGGGGGGCGGGGGGCACTCACGCCACAAAAAACAAAAACGTGGCGGCCCTCCGGGCAGGGGGCTCTGTGCTATCGCCCTTGCGGACGCTTGGGCACACAACGCCCAGCGCCGCGGCGGGTGGCGAGTTTAGCCGCTTTCGAAAAAGACGGAGCGCAGGCGCAAAAGACGGCGCGCGCTGGGGGGCAACCTAGCGCCCCCCAGACCCCCCACCGACTCTTAATAGTTGGCCCGGCGCTCTGCTCCGCAGGTTGACGGGAATCTGTAGCCCGTTGGGCACGATTGGGGGTGATTGTCACGAAACTGCAATGGAAACCCCTTGACATCAAATCTCCGCCTGGCGTATACTGTCCCTACATCACTTACATAACTTCTTATGCTCCTAACTATGCCTAAATTTCTCTCAACCAACGAAGTTGCAGACCTGCTCCAGGTCTCGCACAAGACCGTCATCAACCTAATCAACCGCGGTAAGTTCCCAGGCGCTCATAAAATCGACCCGGAGAAAATGCGGTCAAGCTACCGCATCCCGGAGCAAGAAGTCCAGGACTACATTGATAAGTTACTTAGGGATGGGAAAAGCGAATGAGCGGCATTTTCGACGCAATCAAACAAGAGTCTGTAGACGAATTGACGGATGATCCAATCTACAAGACAACGGTCAACCTGATAAACAGAAAGGGTGTAGAAATCAGCGTCAAAGTCTTCATCGACTTCGAAGACCACAAAGACTCCTACGCCATCATCCGGCGAGTTGAGCGCAACGACGAAGGCCACATCGTCAGTTTGTCGGCAATCACAGCTTCCGGCAAATGGCTGCCGAAAAAGGAGGGCGAAGCCTATCATCCCGACTGCCGCTTACCCATCATTTGCGAGTCTAGATTCCATGCGCTAATGCATCTTGTCAACAACTCCCACCTTGCCGAACCCCCCAGCGAATCTGGCGCTCTTGACGACGTTCATGTCATCTGCTCAGAAATCGTACCAAAAGAATTGCCCGAAGAATGGAAGGCGAGAATCGATACGATGGAGAAAAGCGAATGAGCCAACTACACAAAATAGACGTCACTTTTTTACACAACACCCCGACGCCTGGCTTTATCAACTGCCGCATCACCGTGAAGGCAGACGCCAACGAGTACCACTATAACGCCGCTTTCCACGAAACCCAACTTGACGACTTCCAGCTAATTTGGGCAAGCCTTGGACATGCGCTCAAACACGCCATCAAGAAACATCCATCGGCAACCGTAGCAGACACTTTCACGATGAGCATTGCCACAAGAGAAGACGGCGAACTCGATTACAGAATCAGCAAGGATGAAGCCAGTCCCTTACCCATAAACAAAACCATCGAAGTCGGCAGGGACAAAAAGATACCCTTTTTTTACCCCGTCTTGACCACCATGGACACGCTCGATCTCGTCGAGCTGCAAGCCGAGCTTCGCAAGTCAGACAACTACAGCGACAAACGCTTCTTGCAGGCCGTTCTTTGGGAACTCAAAAACCGAGAGCAACAAGGCGAAAGCGAATGAGCAAAGAAATCGCCACTATCTCAATCAAACAAAGCGGCCCTATGCTAGAGATCGAATTCAAAGCAACACAAGCCAACATCGCCGCCTATGCGGAAGTAGATAGCTCAGAATTTATCCTGCTTGATGTTTTTTGGGCACGTGTCCGCGAGACTATCAAGTTGACCGTAGCGCCATTCTACGAACCTAGCCATTCTCCCATTATCGACCCCGAACTCCTGAAAAACAAATGAACCCCTTTTCACGCAACGACCTAAAGCGCCACATCTGGCGCAAGATGCCCAAACCAACAACCCCGGCCAACGTAGGGGATTATCTCTTAGCCTTGGCCGCTTTCCTTCTGATAGCCTTTTTAATCTTCTACAAATAGAAAAAGGCTATCCAGTCCCCTCGGACTGATCGCCGCTTGCAACCGACCAAAGTTTTAGCGGCAAACCAGAACATTACAAACTGAATAGCCCTTTAGGGCGGATGACGGGACTTGAACCCGCAACGACCGCTTCCACAGTCAACGCAAGTCCATCGCCGCCATCACCGGCGAATACGGATCCATATCCTTCGCCTCGATCCCTGATGTATATCGCTTGATCATCTCCGAGCTTCTCCATCGCCCCGCTTCCATCAACACACGCTCAGAAGCTCCAAGCCTACTGCCTATCGTCGCAAACGTGCGGCGGAAATCGTGAGGGGATAACTTTCCGACGCCCGATTTCTGACCCCAGTATTTTACAACCGTTCCAACACCATCCCGAGTCATTCCCGTACCAGGAGTATTGCCACCTACCGAGATAAACACTTCAGTAACACCTGGCTTTGCAACTGTCTCACGGCAACCAAGCCAAGAACACAAACAGCTAGCAGTATAGGGGGAGAACACCGCTTCCTCCCATTCCCCACCCTTCACGATTACAGATAGTCGGCGCTCTTCTACGTCCAAGTACTGCATCTCCAGGCGTACGATTTCGGAGACACGCAGGCCCGTATCCAAGAACAGCGAGCACATCGCCAGATCGCGACGCCCTTTCTTCGTACTTGTGTCGAAGTGGGCGAGCAGATCATTTACCTGATCCATGCTCAAGCTTCTTTGCGGCTTCGACCTTGGCCGCTTGATCTTCAACTCCATCGCCGGGTGGCTTTCGCCGTACTTGTAGCGCAGCCAATTCCGAGTCGCTGTCAGAGCAACGCATTTTTGCGAGTTGCCCCAATCCTGCTCCTCTAGCCATTCTGCTAAATCCCCCGCTGTCATCTCCCCTAAATCATCGATGTCATTTAGCAATCTGCGCAATACGCGGCCGTATTTGCCCCGCGTTTCTGCGCTCCAACCATTAGAGATTAGAAACTGCTCTAATTCTTTCATTTTTATATTCTCAGCGAAAGTCTCAGCCTTGGCACATCCCCACGGCTGATACTCGCCAGACGCCCCAACGCCTGGCACGGTGACCGGCCCACCCAGCGGAGTCACAATCCCGAGCAAGCCGGTCATCCACCATTGTATCACGTTGTCGTTGCAAATTGTACCATGACTAATTATGCCGCTTACGGCGAAAGGTATCTAGCGATGATTGATGAGTTTTTCAAAACTGTTTTATTAGAGTTTATAGGTGACAACTGGAGCGCTTTTGTATTCTTCTGTAAGCGCTACAAAGACGAAGATCTTGCAGACGATATCTATAAAGCATTAGGCGGCTCACCAGATTTATAGGCCGCCGCCACGGTCTTGGGCAGACGCTTTCACCTGCCCAAGACCATCATAAATCGCTATGACTGTAACAAGACGCCCAAAGAAAAAAAGCGCAGGCGCTAAAACAGCCCTGGTCACGTTCATGTTCCTAATCTTCGCCGGGATACTCTATTTTCTCTACAGCGAAACGGAGCAGCCAGCCCGCGCCGGCTCAAGCTACGTCCAAGCCAAATCAAGCAACACCCCAAGGCCAGAGTCCACCGAGCGGCCCGATTACAAAGCTACCCAGGCATCCCTGAACGCAACCGCCACACTGGACGCCGGAACACGGACGGCCATCGTCGAGCAGCAATTCATCAGCGCACAAGGAACAGCGCAAGCGGCGATCAACGCCGCAGCCATCGAAGCAGCCCGCCTAATTCCAACGATGACCTTCGAAGAGATGGAGCACAAGCGGGCGCAGCGCACGCAACAAGCGCAACTACTCAGCGACTCGAGCACACAGCAGGCCCGACAGACTCAGGGCGCAGGCACGCAGCAGGCCCAGGCCAGTGCAACGGCAAACGCCGATCAGCTAGAGCATGAGCGCAAACTTCTAACAGCGAAGCGCACGGGCTTGTTCTCTGTCGGCGGCGCAGTCCTGATTGGCGTGATCCTGATCATCTTTTTCGCCGTCAAGCAAGCGATCATCCTGGTCGACGGCGAAGAGATCCCCGCTCTTGACGAAGGCCACACTTTTGCCGAGGCCAAAGCAGAAAAGAAACCAAGGAAAGTACGCATCTTCATCAAAAAGGACAAAGGCGGGAGTATCTGGTCCCCGTGGAGCATCGACGCAGACATCTTGCAACAATGGTGCACGGTGGCAGCCCGCAACGGCGATCTTGGCGTCAACGCCTGGACAGGCACAGACAAACCTTTCAAACGCAAGACCAAATTCGACGGCAGCCAGAATGAGCCCGAATACTACAAAAACTTCCAGGCATTCTGGCTACAAAACAAACTCATCGAACGCGCCGGGAACGGGTCAAACAATCAGGCCCTAAAACCGTCGGAGTGGGGCAGACCGATCATCGAGAAGTACGCCAGCGGAGATTTCTAACCTGGCTGAACCCCCCTCCCCGGGCGTATGCAGACCCAAAAGAGTACCCCCCCGGCTGCATACACACGCATACACGCAGTGCATACGCCCAAAAATGGCACATTTTCAGCGAAAGGAGGCCCCCGGAAACGTTCTCTCGCGGCGACCGTACACGCCGCACCCCCACGGCGGCGGGCAGTCCCATACCGCCGCCGTGGCTTCTCAATCAAGAAAGGTGTCACACATGCAAGAAGGAATGCTCTGGTTCGACAACGATCAAAAAGCTAGTCTAGCGGCCAAAGTCAAAAGAGCCGCCGAGTACTACCGAAACAAATACGGCCAGACGCCGAACCTTTGTTTCCTGCATCCTTCCATGCTGACAGGAGGTGCTGATCAGAAAACAACCCTAGAGCTAAGACCATCCATATCGATGATGCCCAACCATTTCTGGCTGGGTGTCGGAAAGGAGTCGCATGCCAAAAACATCACCAGATGAAGCCGAGAGACTCTTGCAAAGCTTTTTCAGAAAAGCCGGCAAAGTGAGCGTACAAACAAGAAAAAGACCAAAGCGGTTCAGAACCATGCCGCAGGGCATTGAGGTCAAAGAGCGCATGGGGCCAAGCGATACCGATGCGTTCCCCAATTTGAAGAAAGGACGTTTTTCATGAAAGTTCGAATCAGCAGGAGCGGCAGTTTACGAGACACTTACGACAACATCATGGCCGGATTGCGGCTTCGGCATCACCGGTATGGCGGAACAATCGATCCCAATTCTCATGAAGCACAACGACAAAACCAGCCAATTGATTATGCCGATGCCGAAGCCCACGCCCATCAAGACAGCATGGCAGACACTATCGCTGCAAGCGCCGCCGCAGGCAATTTGGGACACGACGTTTTCTAGCCTCCAGGCCCGCGGGCGAGCCTGGCATTCCAATCGCCCGCTAAGTTCTGATAATCTTATTTATCGAAAGCAAAATCTGGGCCCGCCAACGAGCCAGCGCCCACATTCTCAACAACCAATCACCCATGAACCAAACCGCCATACTCGCCAGCATCAAACGAGCCGCCGCCGCGTTCATCCTGCTCTGGGTCGAAGCCCGGCCCCTGGGAGAAAGCGACGTCGCCGATCTGCTCATGATCGCACCCAAGACAGCGCGGCGCTACCTGCGCTGTCTGGCCACCTTTGAGCTTGCCGAGCGGGTCCACTTCCACGCCGGATACGTGCTCACCCCCAAGGGAGCCGCTTTTTTCCAACCCGGTAAAAATGACCAGGTTGAAATCGAACCCGGTAAAAATGACCGGTTTGAAGGCCAAAGCGGTAAATGTTACCGGGTTCCCCCTATTATTACTATTAAAGACTCTATACATGATTCTAATAACGAATCTACTAAAGATAAGGACATAGACTCTAAAAGTAATAATAAACCAAAACCGGTAAAAAATACCGCCTTGGAACTTTGGGAACGCGACGAGCACGCCGATGTCGTTGCCGAACTCAAGCGGCTTGGGATCAGCCCTAACGGCAAAACGCTCCAACTCCTGGAGATGGAACACATCACCCCCGAGTACATTCGAGCCAGCCACCGGGCCCTGGTCGAAGACGGCAAGGCCAGTTGGATCGGACAGCTGATCAACAACATGATCGCCGGGATGCCCGCCCCGGAGCTTCGCGACAACGGCCACACCGTCGATTGCCACTGCGAAGATTGCGAGCTGCCAGCGCATCGAGCCGTCAGCAACCATGCCTATTTTACCGATCCAGACTACAAACCAGAAACAGAGTCCGCCCAGCTTGAACCCGACGAGAGCATTCACACGCCCTTCGGGGGCAACGGGCACACCGCCTTAGAAACGTGGCTAGGTGCCAAACATTCCCTGGCTACCAAATTAGAGAAAGTCCAATATGAAACATGGCTAGAGCCAGCCAAACTCGTCGCTTACATCGATGACACCCTGCGCGTCGGTCTAAACAACGCCTACGCCTGCAACTGGCTGACCGAGCACGTCAAAGCCGATCTTGAAGAGAGACTCGGCGCAACGGTAGAATTCATCTACCCGGGAAGCCAAGAAGAGTACAGATGGGAAGCCAAGGAAGCGTAAGGGCCAAGCCGCTTAGCTTTTAGTTGGGCACAAGGCTAAAATGTGTAAGCCAAAGTTACTCGATTTATATTGCGGTGCCGGTGGGGCTGCTATGGGGTATGCTCGAGCGGGCTTTGAAGTTGTCGGGGTTGACATCGACCCGCAGCCTAATTACCCATTTGCGTTCCACCGGTCTGATGCAATTGAGTATCTCCGGAGAAGTCATTTTGAGTATGATGTGATCCACGCATCCCCACCTTGCCAGGGCTACACGCGATTTCGACAAGTCACTATAGCACGATATGGTCACGTCAAAAGGCAGCATCCCGATTTGGTCGCGCCAACAAGGGCGGCTTTGATTGCAACCGGAAAGCCTTACGTTATCGAGAATGTGCAAAACTCTCCCCTACATACACAATTTATCTTGTGTGGCAAGTCGCTCGGCCTCAAGCACATTGTTCGCCATCGACATTTTGAAAGCAACGTATTATTTCTGAATGTGCCAAGATGTACTCACCGGCATTCTGACACGATGACGATTGGCGTATATGGTGATCGTCCAGATGGCCGCCGCCTTAGCCATAAGGATGCAAATAAGTTCAGCCGGGCAGCCAATTCGATCGAAGAAGCGCAGCGTATCATGGGCATAGATTGGATGACGTGGGATGAAATTCGAGAAGCTATACCGCCAGTTTACACGGAATGGATCGGAAGGTATCTTGTCAAATTCGCCTTGAGCCCTAACAAAGCATCAAGGCGACGGTGCGCGGAGCGCCCCGCGTGAAACTGCGGCGGCTTTCGGCAAACGCAACAAGCAAAGGGCAGTTATAAGCCCCGCGCCTTATGCAAACCGGTGGGCACACTACCGCCCACCGGACGCTAAAGCGGACCTGGCAAGCACACGATGAAGAAATTATCACCTTACACGGTCGAAAGCATACACATCGCCACGGGCAGAAAGATCTCCGCCAACGTTCAGGCCGTCTCGGCCAGGGACGCGCTCAGATTCGAGAAAGCCCATTTTGGCGAACCGTTCTTTCGAGTCTTACGAGCCTATCCAAAACTAGAAAGGAGTCACAAAACCATGAAATGCCCCCACTGCGACAAAACCTACACCCTCGGAAAAGACGGCACCATCCACGGCTGCGACGACTGCACCGGCGCACAGCGCAACCCCGCCGGGCAAGTCGTCAAAATCAAGCCGCCCAAGGAGAAGGAACAATGATACTCAGCTTCTCCAAGACTCTAGACGAATACCTGAGCGGGACGAAAACCGTCACCCGCCGAAGCTGGAAAGCCAGCCACATGAAAACGTGGCAAAAGCAATTCGACAAAGGCAATTACATTCATCAAGCCTGGAGCGCCTTGCCCTTCATCGAGGGCGCTTATGAGCTCCATTCCTTCAAACTAACCTGCCGCCCCTATTGGGAGCAATTGGCAGACATGCCCGCATCAGACCTGATCGCCGAAGGCGGCATGTGCCAGACTCTAGACGAATTCTACGAGCTAATCGGCATGACCCCGGACGAGACGGTCGCCGTCGTGCGTTTCAATGTTCTCATATCTAACTCAGACGCCGCTCAAACGTTCAGAAGCGGTACAGAAACGGCAAAATGATGAGAGAGATACAAATTCACCTAAACGACCTGCTCGACGCTCTAGGACGCTCTGGAACGAAGGCCGATTTAGAGCAAACCGCCCGCGATCTCAGCAAGATCGCCGACAAGCAGCCGCCTTGGACCTACCGCTACATGCTCAGCGTCCTAAACGGCAGTTTGCAGCCCAGCAAGAGCCTGAACCACGCTATGCGCGCAATGGCCCTGTCCATCGACGGCGTGCCGGAGTTGTACGCCAAAGCCGAGCCTGTCACCGTCTACGCCCCGCCGGGGGCGATAAAGGAAGGCGCGCTCCTGCTCTCAGCGTCAAGAGTCTGCGCTAATCCCTTCTGTAACATCCACTTCGTGCCCCGCGTGCCGTGGCAGCACTATCACAACGACGACTGCCGGCGAGAAGCCTACAGACAATTTGGAAGTTTAGACCAATAAGGAGTCACATAACCATGTCATTCCAACCGCAAGATACCGACTTCATCCCCTACTATAAATGGAAGAGGCGCAACCCCGATCTTGTCGAGATGCAAGACAGATGTCCCGACTGTTGGGGCGACGGCGAAGAAGAATGTCCCTGCTGCGGAAGCCTTGTCGAGTGCGAACGATGCAGCGCCACCGGCAAAGTGATCCCCCTGCCCGATGGCAAGACAGTCACCCTGAAAATGCTCTACTGGATTCAGCGCCGCAGAGACAAAGCCGCCGTCGAAGCCTATCTCGAGGGAAAGAAAATTCCCGCTTCAATACAATTGCCCACCCCGGTCGAACGCGTCAAGACAATCTCGCACGGGGGCAAGCGGGTCAAAGTCCAATATGTAAAATCCCTATTCGAGGAGAACTAACCATGCAAGTAATCGCAAAACCCTGCGGCGAAGGCAAAACAACCGACCTGCTAGAACTTGCCCACAGTGGCAACTATTACATTGTCACGCATTCGGCCAAGGCCGCCCGCGCTCTGCGTAACGAAGCAATACGTAAAGGCTACATAATCAACTTCCCAATGACCTACTCCGAATTCATCAACGGTGAATATGCCGGAGAGAACATTGACGGTTTCTTGGTTGACGACGTGGACATGCTAACCAAGTACATCACCAACGGCGTGCCGATCAAAGCGATCACCGTCACCATTACAGCAGAATCGCAGACAAAATACACTGAGCTACACTGCCCAAATTGCAAATCTATCATCGACGTTCAGATCAAACAGACTCCAAGGAGCTAACCATGATCAACGACCTTTGGCTGGGAGCAGACGGCAAATTCCACACCAAGCCGCACCCGGCCCTATCCCAGCAGACGCTAACCATCGCCCTGCCCATCGACTTCATTCTCGACAATCGCTGCGATTGCTGCGGCGACGAAGACGAGTTCAGGCGGCGGGCGAACATCTACCAGAAGAAGGCGATCAAGACAAGGAGGGTGGCGCTGTGAGTAAAACGAAGCGCTTGAAGCTAGACAAGGCCCTGCCGATTGCCCAGCGTTTAGTCCGCCACTTTGAGCCATACTGTTATGATATCGAAATCGCCGGGAGCGTCCGGCGGCGCAAGCCCACCGTCGGCGACATCGAGATCGTCGCTATCCCCAAATCCTACAATACCGACAATCTCTTTGGCGAATCCACCATCATAGGATACCAAACCGATGATGCTGTCAAATATCTCATGGAGGACGGCGGCAGTCAGCTGATCAAAAACGGCGACCGCTACAAGCAGATCGCCTTACCCGAAGGGATCAATCTTGATCTCTTCCTGGTCCTGCCCCCGGCGCAGTGGGGCGTTATCTACACGCTCCGCACCGGCCCAGCCGAATTCAACAAGTGGATTGTGACCAAGCGTAAGTACGGTGGCGCGCTGCCGTCCGATTGCAAGATGAAAGATGGCGCAATCCGCCGCGGCGGTCAGATCATCCCCATGCCCGCCGAGCGCGACTTCTTATCGTTCCTGGGCCTGCCGCCAGACCTGCCGCCCTGGGAGAGAAAACCGAAGATGGAGATACAATATCAAACCGTGAAGACGCTAACGCAAGGTGATATCGATGCTATTTGTCAAATCTAAACTAACCATTATTAGCAAAGGAAGGTAACTATGGGCTTTCTTGACTCAAGTCCAAATGTAAAACACAAACCGCCAAAAAGAACCCCGCCGGTGCATATATACTACATTGGGATTGTTCATAATTATGCAAAATGCCACGATTGCGATTGGGAATATTCGGATCATGTCAATCAAGCACTAGCGAGACGAAAGATCAAGAAACACGTTAGAGAAACCAAGCACACAGTAACGCTAGAAAAGGGTATCGCCTTCAGATATTCGCCCAACCAATGAACGACCTAACCCGCCAATCAGCTTAGCTTTTAGGTGCCGCCAACAACGCGCCACCGGTCGCTGAAGCGGACTTGGCTAACTACCTAACCAATGAACGATCTAACCACCCAACTAATCTACCAAACCGCTCGGGACAACCGCGCCAGTGCCAAAGAGAACGACTACCGTTTCCAGTGTTTGCTAGAACAAGCCTGGCACGTCCAACTGATCATCAAGCTCGGCAAGCCGATGATGGACCGGGCGCAAGAGATCTATGCCCAAATGCGCCCGGAACACTTCGAAAAAGACGGCGATGATCTCTGGCTAACAAGTTGGGACGTAGAAGATGATCTCAACAAGATCGTTCGATACGTTCTTGGGCGCTATCTTGCTCAACATCCAGAATGGGAGCTCCACACAGACTACGGCGACCTGCCCCGCCGTATCGTTGCACCCACGCCCGCAGACGTAGCAGAACTCTACCCCGACGAACTACAGGCCGCCATCGATTACATTGGCGGCCAGAGCGGAGACTCCTATTTCGGCTTATGTGGGCATTTAGAACAAATGTCCGATCACTGGATCCCCACCGCCGAGATCATCCAGGCGGCGGAGGAGAAAATAAAAGAGCAGCCCACGGCGGGGCTGCCGTTGTTTCAAGAGGGGTAAGCTTTATTTTTGGGGGACAGCGCGCATCACCTGATCGGTAATGTCCTCGACAGGCTCTTCGACCTTTTCCTGAGTATTTAGTTCTTCAAGCTCCCGCTCGATGTCCTGGTTGATCTGGTCGGCTCGATCTTCCACGCTCTCGCCTGGTTTCAGGTTCCAGACCAGCGTGACGGGTTCGGAGCCTTTGGGGGGTGTGATGTGGGCACGGATGATCCGGCCCTGACGTTGTACTTTGTCAATTCGGTATCTTGCCATGATCTCATCCTCCTCAGGGGGCGCCCATCTTGTAACCTGCAATTCTAAACCTGGCAGTATCTCCAGCAGTAGCATCATATATTCCCATTCTCATGTAATCATTATGCGCAAGTGGTATCCATATAGCTTCATTGTACCAAACCGTACTGGTCGGACTTTTCTTCTGAAACAAAGTTGCAGCAGATAGTGTTCCCATACCGTACGCTTCAATCGATCCAGGTACAGTTCCACTGTAATATAAACCAATGTGCGTTATGATGTGTACTTCTCCAGATGGCACGGCCGTAGTATTCAAAACATTAACCCCGGCTGACAAATTAGTATCG